AAGTGTAGGTATAACTTCTAAAGAAGGCGGTGCAAATTTTACAAACAGTTTATTAGTCGGTACAGATAGTACAGGAACTTTAGATGACGCTAATTCAAATACTGGAGTTGGCGTAGGAGTATTGGGAGCATTAACATCTGGAGATTGTAATGTTGCAGTAGGTTTTAATGCTTTAGATTTAAACACAACAGGTGGAAACAATGTTGCGATAGGTACTGGTTCATTAGATGCTAACTCAACAGGTTCAAACAATACAGCAGTAGGTACAAATTCTTTAACAACTAATACAACAGCTGCTGGAAATTCAGCTTTTGGTATAAATGCTTTAGAGGTTAATACAACAGGAGCAGATAATAATTCATTTGGTAGAAACTCATTGAAAGCTAATACAACAGCTTCAAATAATGCAGCATTTGGAACTTGTGCTTTAAAAAATAACACAACAGGTGGAAACAATGTTGCAGTGGGAAAAGATGCTTTAGCAGCTAACACAACAGGTTCAAAACTTACTGCAATTGGACTTAGCGCTCTTACTAATAACACAACAGCAGATGATAATGTAGCAATAGGTTGTGGTGCTTTACTTACAAACACAACAGGTAATAAAAATACTGCAATAGGTAAAAGTGCTCTTGTTAATAATACAACAGGTTCTTGTAATACGGCTGTTGGAGAAGGCTCTTTACAAACGGTTACGACAGGTCAATTTAATACAGGTCTTGGAAGAGATGCTTTAGCTAATAATACTGCTAGTAGTATTGTTGCTGTTGGTTATGCTTCTATGAATAGTAATACATCAGGTATTAGAGGCACAGCTTTAGGTACTTGTGCAATGGTTTCAAACACAACAGCTGCTGATAATTTAGCTATTGGATTCTGTGCTATGCACACTAACACAACAGCTGGCGATAATATGGCTATAGGAAATTTTAGTTTAGGAAGTAACTCATCAGGTAATAATAATATTGCATTAGGTCTTTCTGCATTATGTGCTAATACTTCAGGTTGCTATAATCATGGATTAGGAAGAAATGCATTAAGATGTAATACCACAGGCTGTGATAACACAGCAGTAGGTTTTTGTTCAATTCGTTCTAATACAACTGGTGAAGACAACACAGCAGTAGGTTCTTGTAGTTTAGACGCTAATACAGAAGGAGATAAAAACACAGCAGTTGGTCATATTGCACTTTCTAGTAATACGACAGGAAATGAAAACACAGCGATAGGTAGAAGTGCTTTATTTACTAATACTACTGGTGGACAAAACGTAGCCGTAGGTAGATTGTCTTTATTTTCTAACACAACAGCTATTAACAATACAGCAGCAGGGTTTGAGTCTTTGTGTGCTAACACAACAGCTAATAATAATACAGCTATTGGTTATCAATCTTTAAGAGCTAATACGACAGGTGCTAATAACACAGCAGTAGGTAATATAGCTTTATGTTCTAATACGACAGCTTCTGATAATGTTGCTGTTGGGGATTTTGCAGTTAGGTTAAACACTACAGGTACAGAAAATGTCGGTATGGGTGTTAGTTCTTTAGGGTCTAATACTACAGGTGGTAGAAATACAGCAATAGGAAGAAGTGCAATGGTTAGCAATACTTCATCTAGTTATGCAACCGCAGTTGGATTTAGGTCTATGTGTTCTAACACAACAGGAATCTCTAATAATTCTTTTGGAGCTTTTAGTTTATTAAATAACACTACAGGAAGAGCAAACGTTGCAATAGGAAGTTGTAATGTTGGCGCATATGGTGCAGCGTTAGAAGTTAATACGACAGGGAGTTGTAATGTTGCATTAGGTACCGGTGCATCAAGAAATAACACAACAGCTTCTAACAATGTAGCAGTTGGGACAATAGCTTTAGTTGATAATGCGACGGGTGCTAGTAATACAGCAATTGGTCACAAAGCTGGTAGTGTAGTAACGGCTGGTGGAAATAACACTCTGCTTGGTCATGAAGCAGGTACAGGTAGTTCTCCATTTACTGTAACAGATGCAACTACAAATCACAGAGTAGTTGTTGGAAACAATGATGTATCCAATGCTTATATTAGGGTAGCTTGGACAGTAACATCAGACCAAAGAGATAAAACAAATTTTGGTACAGTTCCACATGGATTAGATTTTGTAAATAAATTAGAGCCAGTTTCATTCCAATTTAAAACATCAAGAGAAGATGATACACCACATGGTCCTATGCATTATGGATTTAAGGCTCAAGATATATTATCTTTAGAAGGTTCTGATAATGTTATTATTGATAACGAACAACCAGAACATTTAAAATACAAAGGTGAACATTTAGTGCCTGTATTAGTCAATGCAATTAAAGAATTAAAAGCAGAAATAGACGAACTGAAAAAAGGGTAAGCTACCATGTTCTTCGGTGCAACTACCTTTTCCCAATCAGCCTTTTCAGATCCAGGGTTTAATCCTAATGCATTAGCAATTGTATCAGGAATTAGACTTAATGAATCAACAGGTACCGTTGGTATTGTAGGAAAAGCTTTAGTTCTACCTACTGGAAACAGATTAAATTTATCAATTGGTAACGTTCAAGTAGCAGATGTTATAGGTGTATCAGGGATTGCAACAGAATTAGCAACAGGATCTGTTACAGTTTCAGCGGCAGCTAATTTTGATGTTACAGGACAAAGAGTTAATTTAACTACAGGAACAGTTAATGTTGCAGACGTAGTTGGTGTATCAGGAAACAGGATTAATTTAGATACCGGTGATGTTACAGCAATTGGAAAAGCAGTTACTGCTGTTACGGGAGATAGAGTTAATTTAAGCACAGGTTCTGTTACATTTGCATTTAAATATAATGTTACTGGATCAGGTGTTGAATTATCTACAGGAACCGTTTCAACAGCTGCATCGGCAAATATACTACCTACAGGATCAAGAGTTGATGTAGACACAGGCGATGTATCTGTTGTTGCAAAAGCAAATGTATCTGTTACAGGAAGTGCAGTTGAAATATCTGTAGGAGATGTTACTACAAAAGCAAACGCTACTGCAATAGTAACAACAAATAGACAAAATTTATCAACAGGAACTGTAACTATTGTAGCAAAAGCTACTATTATTCCAGATAGTAGTAGAATAAATGTTGCAGATGGTTCTGTATTAATTAAGAAATGGGACGGTGTTGTACCAGGAGCCACTATGACGTGGGAAGAAGTACAAACATCTTTAGGTAGTTAATATGTTATTTGGAGGAACTTCATTTTCAGCAGCATCTTTTTCAAGTCCTGGACTAGGAGGCGCTACTGTATTAGTTAATGGTAATAGATTAAACATTGCTATTGGTAATGCAATAGCTGATGTAACAGTTAGAGTAGATGTAACAGGGCAACAAATTAACCTTGCAACGGGTACTATAAATGTGATATCATGGAACCCGATAGTTCCAGGAGCAACTGGTACCTGGATACCTATTGACCCGAATAACCCATAGGAGAATAAATGGCATCAAGTACGTCAAGTGATTTAAAACTAGAACTTATAACAACAGGTGAAAAATCTGGTACATGGGGGACAATTACAAATACAAATTTACAAATTTTAGAACAAGCGTCATCTGGTTATTTATCATTAGCAGTAGGATCTGCTGATGTAGCTTTATCTTTAGCAAACCATGCTACAGCAAATGGTAAAAATTTATACTATAAATTAACAGGCACACTTACTGCAAACAGAACAGTTACTATGCCAGACTCTGCTGAAAGAGTTTTTATTGTAGAAGACGCAACAACTAGATCCTCTTCAAACTATACACTTACAGTTAAAACTGTATCAGGAACAGGTCTTGCTTTACCTGTTGGATCAACAACAGTAATGTACTCAGATGGCACAAACATCACAGGAAAAATGCAGACAAAAGGATATTATACACCCACTACTACATACACTACAGTTAATGGTGACCAGATATTAGTAGATACTTCTGGAAGTGGTATAGGTACTGCAATTACAATTAATTTACCAGTGTCTCCTGCAATAGGTAATGAGGTTACATTTATAGACAGTGGTAATAACCTTGCATCTAACAATTTAACAATAGGTAGAAATGGTTCTAATATTTTAGGTAGTGCTGCTAATTTAGTTTTTTCAACAAACGGTGCTGCATTTACTTTAGTGTATGTTAATGCAACTAGAGGCTGGGTCTACAAAGATAACATATAGGAGCATGGACCATGGCTCTAATTGATTTTAAAGTCTTACCAGGAATAGATAAACAAGACACAACATCTGGTGCAGAAAACAGGTGGATTGATTGTGATAATACAAGATTTAGATATGGACTACCTGAAAAAGTAGGTGGTTGGTCATCATTAGTTACAGACACTATTGTTGGAGTTGCAAGACGTCAGTTTGCTTTTGTAGATTTAGATGGAAATAGGTATATTGCAATTGGTACAGATAAATTTTTACTTATATATTTTGAAGGTCAACTCTATGACATTACACCTTTAAAAACTACTTTATCTTCTTGTACAATCGCAACAACTTCTGGTTCAGCAGTTTGTTCTATTACAAAAGCAAGTCATAATTTAAGTGCAGGTGATATTGTATTATTAGATAATGTAACTTTACCATCGGGTACTGGTTATTCTAATTCAGATTTTGAAGATAAATTATTTCAAGTAACAAGTATTACAAGTTCAAGTGTATTTACAATTACACAAAGTTCTAATGCAACAGCAACAGTTTCAACAGGCGGTAGTTTAGAAGTTAAACCATACGAACAAATTGGTCCTGCAGAACAATCTTATGGTTATGGTTGGGGTATTGATGCTTGGGGTAGTGGAGCATGGGGAGAAGCCGCTTCAGCATCTGACGTTTCTCTTGAACCTGGATTATGGTCTTTAAGTAATTTTGGTCAGGTATTAGTTGCAACAATTGCAAATGGAAAAACTTTTACTTGGAACGCTGGTATTGCTGCAAGATTAACAACTAGAGCATCAACAACTACATCTGGTTTTTCTACATCAGCTAACCCAACAGCAACAAGAGTTACATTAGTTTCACCTACAACACGTCACTTAATTCATTTAGGTACTGAAACAACTATTGGAGATACATCAACTCAAGATGATATGTTTATTAGATTCTCAGACCAAGAAGATATAAATGATTACACACCAACAGCAATTAATTCAGCTGGTACACAAAGATTGCAAGACGGTACAAAAATTATGGGTTCTTTAAAAGGTAAAGAAACAATTTTGGTTTGGACAGATAACGCATTGTACACCATGAAATTTATTGGTGCACCTTTTACTTTTGGTTTTGAACAAGTTGGTACTAACTGTGGATTAATTG